CGGGCGTCTGCGCATTGAGTAGCGGCTGCATGGCGGCGCCGATGTCTTGTGCCGATTTGACTGCGACTGCCAGGCCGCCGCCAATCCCCCCGGCCGTCATCTCGCCAAGCCGGGCGACTAACGCCTTAAACTCTGGCGAGCTTAACTGGTCGGTAATCGCACCAATATATGGCTGCGCGCCTTGGAACAGCGGCGCAAAGAAGTCACGCAGGGTGTTGTCCTTGATTTCTGACAACGAAGACAGAAGACCGCTGAACGATCCCGCCTGCGCTTTCGCTGCGCCGCCATAGAACTTCTCGACCGATTTCAGGATTTCATCGAGCGCCTTGTTGGCGTCGATCGCACCTTTGCTGACATCATCGGCAATTTGCTTCGGCGTCTTGCCAAAGGCATCGGCGAGGATCTGCGTGGCGTTGACGCCGGCCTCGCCCAACTGCTGCAACGTCTCGCCCGTGATCTTGCCGGTGGTGCGCACCTTGCCCAGCGCCAACGTGATGCGCTCCATGACTTCAGGCTCTGCGCCGGTAGCTGATACGAAGTCGAGCAAGTCCTTGGTGACCCGCTGGGCCTCCTTGGACAGGAAGCCCATGCCCATTGCCATGCGAAACGTGGCGGAAATGTCGGTAGAATCGAACGGCGAGTCAACGGCTAGTTTCTGAATCCAATCGACCAGTTCTTTGGTCTTGCCGGTAGTCAGGCTCATAGCCTGCGCCATGGATGTCGCCTGCCCGGTCTGCAAGGCTTCTTTGGCCGCCAACGAGTTGATGGACATCGACAGGCGTTCAAACTGGGCGTAGCTTTGCATGGCTGCGCCGCCGGCCGCTGCGATCTGGCCGGGGATAGATGCGAGCATGTTGAACGCGCCCATGCCGGCGCCCATTGCCATGCCGGTGCCGAGACCGCGCAGGGCATTGCTCATGCCAGTCTCGAGGCCCTTGAACGCCGTCTGGATTTTGTTGGCAGATTGCTCGATGCCGGATAGGCTGCGCTTGACGCTGGCCACCGCGGCGGCTGTCTTATCGACTGCGCTTATCTCAATCTTGACTTCATCATCAGCCATTTCTCATTGCCCTGTCGAATTCGGACTTCTCGTGCGCCCAATGCGCTTGCGCCGCGATGCGCTCAGTGATTTCCTCCACCAGGTCGGCCGGTGCGCTCATCACGTCCTGCCACGACCAGTGCATCTCCCGCATGACCCCTATCAGCGCACCGTAACGACTCGGGACGGATACAGCGCCATGCTTGTGCATGATGCCGATTCTGTATCCGTCGCTTATCCGTTTTTTTCGTCGCTGCTCAGCATGCAGAACTCAACCGCGTCGCTGCCCAGCTGGTTGACGATCGTCATCGGCAGCGCATCGATGTTCTCGGGCGAGACGCCCCGCCCCTCGAACCCTGGCCCCGCCCAGGCGCAGACGGCCAGGCGCAGCACGGCCGCCGCATAGCGGGTCGCCGCCGTTTCTGTCGGCCCCTCGTAGAGTGACCGGTCGTTCCAAATCTTCTGCGCATCGGCGAAGGTCAGCTTTTTGACGGTGACGGTGTTGCCGTTACCTAAATCAATGGTCTTCGTGGGTAAATCCCAGAATGTTGGCATGTCGCTCCTAGAAAAAAGCGGCGCTGAGGCTCACACCCCGCGCCGCCTCATTGCGTGTCGCCGGCAGGCATCACGGAATGGTGGACAGCGTGTTTTCGACCGCACACGACCAGAACAGCGCATCGGCCGAGCTGTACACCGCATGGCCTTCGAGCATGACCGTCGTGTTGCCGTTGTTGTTGCTGTAGCCGCCAATGCGGTCGTACTTGCCCGCCCACTGCAACGTGAGGGACTGCGAGGCGCTGGGGCCGTCCGCAAGCAGTTGGAACAGGCGCACGGTGTCACCCTCATAAATCAGGCGTTCCGCCGCCACGACGCTGGCCGCTACGTCTTGCTCCAGCTCGAGCGTCAGGCTGAACGTGATTTCGGGCTTCGTGAACTTAATCTTCTGGAAGTAGAGATTGCCGTCGCCGATCGGCACCACCACCCAGCCCGTGCGCACCCGCATCGAGGCGCCCATCAGCACACCGGTCTTCTGCGTCGTGCCGACTGTGCCCCCGGTGGCGTCGATGTACAACTTGGTCATCGGCATCATGGCGGGGATCATATCGTTGCCGGTCTGGAGCGTGCTCAGCGCCGTGGCCGTGCCGGTCGCCAGTTTCTGCCCGACCCAGTTGGCCGACATCTTCCACGCCTCGCCCGCTGTGCCCTCGAACGTGAACTCTTCGACAAAGCTGTACGGCATCTCCCGATAGTCACTCGTGGCGACGACCGGCACCATTTCGATGGTGTATGTCTTAATGGTGTTGACGGTGTTGTCGGTCGGGAGCGTGTACGTGTAGACGTAGGGATTCGCTCCCGACGGCGTTGCCGTCTTGATGCCCGCTTCGAGGATGTGCACGACCTGGGCGAACGTCAGTTCGGTGGCGGGCATCGCCAGGCGGCCGAGATACTGCGAGGTGTACGTGCGTTCAGCTGTCACCGAGAGGCCAATGTTTTCCTCAACGGTGACTTTGGTGCGGGCGTCTTCCAACGAGGCAAACGGCCCGCGCCAGATGACAGTTGCCGCGACTGCTTGCCCTGCCGTCGACTCCCTACCGAGTTGTGTCTTGACTTGGGCATAGTTGTTATAGACTTGTGCCATAAGTCTCTCCTGTCGTTCTAGCTAATCCCGCAGATAATGCCACTTATCGCCGGGCTTATTCCTGTTGCTTGACGGCCTTCGCCGTGGTCTTGACCGGTTCGTACAACTTGACGCCGGTCAATCTCTCCTGCTCTTCGATGACTGCGGCGTGTTGTTTCGCCTCGTCCGCCGTGAGGTCGCGGGCAGGCACGCCGTGGATGAAGTAGCCGCCCAGGTAGCGCAGCGGCGTGGATGATTGCTCACTCATATCTCATTGACCTTTACCTGTACCTCAAACCTCACGCCATAATGAACTTCAGTTGCGTACTGGAGCCCGGCCGCCGTATAGTTGAACGGCCAGACGATGTGTAGATCCGTGGCCGCCTTCAGCTCGGCGAACAACCGGTCAGGCCATACCTTCGCTGCATCCATCGCTTGCGGCAGCACCTGTCGGCTTTGGTGAATCTCCACGATGAGCGTGTGAAACGACCGCCCGCCGGACGCATTCGCCTCGTAGTTGCCCCGGTAGGGATACACGATGGCGCAGGGAAATTCACTCATTGACTCGGGCGGGTCGTCATACACTCTGGTCAGCCCGGTCAGGTGCGCTACATGCGTGCGCAGCGTGTCGATGACGGTATCCAGGCTCATATGACTATCCACCGCCATGGCTGCAGTAGGGTGCGCACTTGCTCAGGAATGCCCTTGGCATACGTCACCTGGCCGAGATCCGGGTTGGCGGTGGCATCCTGCATGCCCACCTGGTAGCGTTTGAACATCCAGGCAGACAGCATGATGCACGCCTCTTTAATGTCCGCCGGCACGACCGTCGCCTTGCCCCATTTCCCGGTGATGGCAATCTCGCCGTCGGTGGCGAACCGCCATGCGAACGCCGATTTGAGTTGCACCCGGCTGTGCCATTCCTCGTTGCGCGGCTGCAACGTGTAATCGGATGCGCTAATCGTCGCCCCGTCGCCATTGACGATGCTCGTTACACTCACGATCGGCGCATCCAAAAACAGCGTATCGGGCGCACTGACGCTCGCTAGGTCGTAATACCGCACCGCATCGTCCGCCTGGGCGAACCCGTTGTCGGGGATGCGGCAGAAGTGGTCAATCGCACGGCTGGCTGCCGTGACGATTGCGGCCAGTTCGGTGTTGTACGTGCTGCTGGTGATTTCCAGCCGATTTACCACATCAGCAGCGGCGCAGTAGTCGGTCACAACCCCTTGTCCTCTGGAGCGCGCTTCACGGCCTTGTCCTTGGGCGGCGCTTCGACAGCCTTGTGCTCGACAAAGCAGCCCGGCGCATCGACCATGAGGTATTGCGCCAGCGGCTCTTCGGCGTCAAACACGTCGCCGACGGCGAAGCGCAGGTTCCGTGCGTCGTTGGCGTAGTTGCCTACGCAGCGCAGCTTAATCATTTCACCGTCCCGACGACGGTCACCGTGACCGTCTGTGTATTGCTCACGTCGGCGTAGATGCAGGTGTAACGCCCGAACAGATGATATTGCTGCATGTCGGCGGCGTCGGCTACGTTGGCGGATACAAACGAGGCCCCATCCACGAAGTTCGTGCCGTCATTGCTGTACTGAATCTTCAACGTCGTGGTGTTGGGGACCACGCCGACGAGCGTCTGGTCAATCAGCCACTGCAAGTCCATGACGCTGTATTCGGGCACCTCGAAGCAGCCCGATCTAGTATCTTCGGTCAGCGTCTTGGCGTTGAAAAACAGCGGAAATTCAGGCGCATTCGGTGCGGTGCTGTGCGCCGGTGCTGTCACTGGCGTAGGAATCGCCAGTGGTTGCGGGATGGTCGCTTGCGCCGTGCTCAGCGGCACGAGCAGCAGCGCCAACAGCATCACGGCGACCACGACAAGCCAAACGGTTGAGTTTTTCTTCATGTGCTCCCCCTCTACCAGGGGAGCGAGTCACCCCGCTCCCCACTTGGCAGATTGTCTAGATGAGGACGTTCGCGGCTCCCGCCGTATGACTATTGGTGGAACGCGTGCCCCACGCCCCCACAGCCATGCGCAGCGACGTGACCATGATGTACTGCCGCTTCTGGATGAGGCGGTCAGTCTCAATCAGCAGGTCACGCCGGAAGCCCGCATACCACATGTCCCGATTGAAGACACTGAACCCGCCCAGCGTGTTGTTGCCGGATGTGGTGCTCAACTTGCCGTCCGCCTCGGTCTTGCGGTGTGAGGCCGAAACGATAATCGGGATGCCCCGATAGGACGCCAACTGGCCGGTCAGCACGACGGCCGACGGGCCGAACTTGTCGACCGTGATGACGTTCGTCAGCTTCAGGAACCCATTGAGGTAGGTTCCTGGCCCGGTCACGATGACCAGGCGTGACGGGTCAACCGCATACTTGCCCATCTTGGCAAGCGCAGACGTGATGTCGTCGTCGGCCAGGGCATCGCCGCCGGCCGCTACAGTCATCGCCGTGTTGTCCACCAGCCACTGATGGCGAATGCCGTCCTGCCCATCGGACAGGTAATAGCTGGCATCGTCCGGGTCGGCGTCATCGAGGTTGATGTTGCCGGTGGCGGCGTTCGTGGCGTCAGCGTTCAGGGCGAAGTCGTCCATGATTTCGCCGCCGGACTGAGCCAGGCGCATGCGGATGGACGGCGCTAGGGCGACCGCCGCATCCTCGTCGAGCGTGTAGCTCCAGTTCTGTTCGGTGACCAGTTCGGTCGCCGTGAGCGTGCTCTTGGCGGTTGCGGGGTCGCTGGCCGTGGTGGCAGTGTTCTCCGTCCCCTTGCGCCAGGTCACCGAACCAAGACCCAACGGGATGTCGAACGGGTTGGTGGGCATCGGCACCCGCTGCATGGTGGTGACCACGCGGCTGGCCAGGAAGAAATCATCCCACAACTGCGCGGCCATGTTCGTCGGCACGAGCTCGTCACCCGTAGCGGCGCCGGTGGACGTCATCGCCTTGATGGCTGCCACCAGGTCATCAGACGGCGCATTGGCGACGCCGCCCATCTGGGCCGACCAGTGCTTTTGCTGGCCTTCCAAGATGGTCTTGGCAATCAGCAGGTCGACCGGGCGCATCGCCTGCCCGCCATCCATGTACCGACCATCCGCCTCAAAGCCCTTGATGTGCCGGCGATAGCGGTTCTTCTGCAACTGGCCGTCGATGCCGATCGGCGCCCCGCCCTGCCGGAAGTTCGGCTGGGCATCCATCGCTGCCTTGACCTGCGCAGCGACATAGGCGTCGAGCTGCGCCCCAAACTGCTTCTGGACGGTTTCCCAGTCCAGGTTCTGCTTCGTGCCGGACTTGACCGCGGCGGTCAGTTCCGTCATCTGTTGCAATACTTGATCCATGCTCATGTGATTACACTCCTGATGATGACAAATAAGGCCGGATACTATTGATGAAATCCGTCAGAATAGCTGCCAGGCGCAGCTCCTGTTCCGGCGTGGGTTGGTCCGCTGTGACTGCCGGGGAATCCGTCCCCGCTTCCGTTGCCGTCTCGGCCGCCGCCTCTTTTACCGCTTGGGCGGTTTCTTCGGCTTGCACGTCGCCATCTTTGCGCCTTGCCTCCTCTGTTTCACTATCTGGCTCCTGGTGCGCCTTTTCATCCGTATCGTCGAGCGACTTGGCGGCCAGGCGCAGCGCCGTCTGATTGGCCGGGATGGGGACCAACGACACTTCGAGCAGTTCCGCTTGCGTGATGTCCTTACCGCCGAAGTTGTTGCCCATGACCTGCAATGGGCGGAAGCCGATACTGGCCGCTCGCAGCAGCCCCTGCTCCCACAGCGCCTTGATGATGTGCATGGGGTCGCTGTCCGTGGCCGGCTCACGCAGTTCGGGCCGGATGCGCAACCCCATCTCGTCGACCACGATTTCCGCCGCCTTGCCGATGACGGCATACGGGTCTTGATAGTTGTGTCCGTAAATCAAGACCGGATTCTTCCGGTAGTTCTCCAAGTCGAGCCCGGCAGGATGCACCCGGTCACCATCACGATCGACGGCCGGCGTGCTGGCCACAATCCAGCCGTC